TTTTTTGGAAAAATCAGCAATCGGCATTTTTCCAAAAAAACTTTAATTTTTGCGCTTGACTTTTCGGCGGGCTGGGATTATATTTGAACCATACCCACCGACTACTTAATCACTCCATTGTTGACAATATCAACAACAGGCGAAAAAGTAGCCACGGGTTCAAAAACGAACGGCTACTTTTTGGTCTGTTGAGTAGCCGCTTGTTTCGGTACGAGCGACTATTACGGTAACTCGTAAATCAAAACCCGCAACGGATAACAGACCAATCCGAAGCGGGTTTTATTTTTTTTCAAGAGGTCTGAAAATGGCAAAAAGAAACGCCAGCAACAACCCGCTTTTTAGGAAAATCCGCGAACTGGAAGAAAAAGCACTGAAAGCGGGAATCATCGGAAAAGACGACATCAAAACATCGGAAGCCATGCGAGAAGAAGCGTGGGAATGTTATCTAATCGGTCGCATGGAATGGCTTGAAAAATCAATCAAAGAACACGAACTAGACACGGGGGCGGAATCATGAGCGGCTACCCTATCGAACTAATCACTGACTACAGGGCGGGAAAAATCAGTCGCCAGCAATTCACAAAACAATTCAGCGACTGGCAGAAATCACACGGCATTAACTACGACTGCAAGGGAATCGGCGGAAAAGTCTGGCTTGGATTAACCTACCGCGGAAAAAATGCGGTTATCAAGAATGGCGTTATTGAATGGGTAAGCGGCGAATACCGCGACACCAAAAAGGGAAACCGCCGATTTATCCGCGACACTGCGGGAAGCATTACGGAATTCATGCGTAAAGTTGATATAGCAATTTGCGACAGGCTAAGGGGCACGGCATGGAACTGAAAGACATACCCGAAAGCGCGGTAATCCAGCAAGTGAAACAGGTAATCAAAGTGACGGGCTTGAAAATCCAGCGCATAAACACGGGCTGTTTCACAATCGGCGAGGGAGCAAACCGCCGCTTCATCAAGACGGCGGACGCGGGAACTTGCGACTTCGAGGGCTACGACAACATAGGGCGTTTCGTGGCGATTGAGTGCAAGCGACCGAGCGGCGGGCGGCTATCACCCGCGCAGAAAGAACGGATAGCGGACATCAACCGAAAAGGCGGCGTTGCCTTTGTAGCCCACAGCGGCGAAGAAGCACTGGCAAAGCTGAAAGAAAAACATTGCATTTGACAAGGGGGTGCGAGAAATGCAGGAACAGGAAGAAGAGAAAAAGAAAATCCCGATACCGCAAATCATGCTGATTTTACTCCAGCAGTTGAACTACACGGCACACGAGAAAGAAGCGGTTTTGCAGTGCGAGGAAAGCGGAAGCAAGGTCGCAAACTTGCAGGGATTTTTAGCGGGCGTTCGCTCGTACAAGAAAGCCCTGCGCGATAACGGCTACACATTCGACATCAAGTTTGACAGCACGGAAGAGCGCAAACTGCCGTATTTCAGCGATGACGGGTGCGAGATTGGGCTTGCAGAATTGCGCGAGGTATGCTCGGACATCGACGAAATGACCGACAGCGCGGACTATAAGAACTTCCAAGAATTGTTGCAGAAAGCCGTGGACATTCAAAAAGACAGGCTTTTTTACACCAGCGAAAAGGGGCGTGATTTGCATTTTGCAAAAGGCTGGTATGAAGCCATGAGCGCGACAGGCGCAACCATGCTCCGACTGCACACAGCATTAGACGCGGCAGAAAAGGAAGCCGCCGAAAGCCTGTCGTTTGACGACGACAGCGAATAAGGGAGCGGGCGCAGAGGGCGCAAGCGGAAACGCTAGGCGGGTTCAAATCCCGCCCGTTCCAAAAGGCGGAAGCGGTGCGCAACGCGGAAGCCTAAAAAATTGATTTACGAGGTGCGAACATGAAAAACGCAATTTTGCAAATCTGCGAGAAATTACGCGGATATTCAAGCGATAAAGATTACTTCGAGGTAATCAAGGCGAATCAGAACGAGAACGGCGACTTTGTTGTAGTTTGCCGCGCCGTAGAAGCACAGGCAGAACCACAGGGGGCAAAAGATGAAAGTGACAAATAGATTACATCTGCCCGAAGCATTTGTGAAAGCCGTAAGCGTTGAACGCCACAACAAGGCGGGGCAGTATTCAGCAACCACGCTCAACAAAGGCGTGAAAGAAATCATCTTACAGGAACGCCACTGGGAAGAATTCACCGTAGACGCGGCGGACAGCGTGTGGGCGACATTCGGCACGGCTTTTCATGCAATCATGGAAAAATACGAGGACGGCAACTTTCACGAAGAAAAGTTCGACATTGCCGTTTCAAAATCCCGCGTAACGGGCGTTGTAGACAGCTACGACATGGAGCGCGGAATCATCAACGACTGGAAAACCGCCAGCGTATACAAGGTGATGAAAGGCGACTTTTCGGACTGGTACAAGCAGGGCATGACCTACGCATGGCTCTTGAAGCAGAACGGCTTAGATGTTCATAAATGCCGCTTCATCGTCGGTTTGAAAGACCACAGCATGACAAAAGCGGAAACCGACAGGACTTACCCGCAAGCCCCCGTATTCATTTACGAGTTTGAGGTTACACCCGAAGAACTCGCACAGACGGGCAAAAGAATCACCGCAAAAGTAAAGGCAATCGAAGCCGCCGAAAAACAGGGCGACGACGATATAGAGCCATGCACACCCGAAGAACGCTGGGCGGACGGCGACAAATGGGCGGTAATGAAGAACGGACGCAAAACAGCAATCCGCGTTTTTGATACGGAAATCGACGCGGAAAACTGCGCGGGCGAACTTGGCAACAGCCACTATGTAGAACACCGCCCAGCCGTTAGCCGTAAATGCGGCAAATACTGCCTTTGCAAAGACTTCTGCAATTTCTACAAATCACAGAACGGGGGCGCGAAATGACAGACTTAAACAGCGTTGTTGAAATCGGACGGCTTACCCGCGACATAAGCGAGCGCGATTTTGCGTATACGACAGCGGGCAAAGCACGGCTAAACCTTAGCATTGCCGTAAACCGTAGCGAGAAGCGCGGCGGCGAATGGGCGGACAAGGTAAGTTTTTTTGATGTGACCGTTTGGGGCAAGACAGCGGAAAACATCAAGCCATATCTGCACAAGGGCAAGCAGATAGCCGTGGACGGCTACCTTGACCAGCAGAGGTGGGAAAAGGACGGCGTGAGATACAGCAAGGTTTGTATCATCGCGAACAATGTACAGTTGCTCGGCGGCAACGAAGCGCAGGGAGCGGCACAGCCGACAGCCCCGCAAGAACCAGCGGGCGACTATTCGGACGCAGACGGCGGCGACTTTCCCGAAGATATACTGTTCTAACAGGGGGCAGACATGATACAGAGCGAAGAAATAAGCGAACTTTTAGCCGCGCTGGTAGAAGTTCAAAGCGAATTGCAGACAATTCAAAAAGGCGAAACCGCACAAGGAAACAAGTTTTCTTACAAATACGCAAGCCTTGACGCAATCGCACAGGAAATAAAGCCTATTTTGCATAATCACGGGGTAGCCTATATGCAGAGCGTAGGCGGTTTGAATACAAATGCACTGACCCTTACAACACGCATTTTTAACAACAAGGGGCAATACATCGAGGACACCGCCGCTTTACCACCTGTAAACGGCGGAAGCAATGCGGCACAGGCTTTAGGCATGAGCATTACTTATATGCGTCGATATGCGTTAAGTGCAATGCTCGGAATTACCAGCGATGAAGATACAGACGGAAACGGTTATAAAACAACTCCAACACAGGAGAGCCAGCAACCACAGAAAACGACGGAAAAACAGCCGCAACCGACTACTTCATCAAAAAAGACATCAAAAACGAAACAGCCCGCAAAGTTGCCGTTCACACCAAAGGGCGGCGAATCGACACCCGAAGAAAAGGCGCGAATAAAAGAACTTTGCGAAGCGAAATACGCAAACGGCAAGCGGATTTTCAGCAATGAAGAAATCAAGACATACAGCGGTTACAGGCAGACGAAAACCGCCCGCGAATTGATAGCGTTCATTGAAAACGCCCTGCGCAACAGACGCGGTGACGCGCCCGAATTGCCGCCAGCCGAACCAGCCCCGCCCGCACAGCCGAGCGCGGAAAATTTAGCAGACCAAGCGTTTGACATTTACTAAGGGGCGGCGGGAATGGTGCAGTATGTACTAAAGCGCGTGAACATCGCGGGGCGCATAGCATTTGAACCGCCCGCCGACGCAGGGGCGAGCGAGAAAATAAAACGCGAACTGCGCAAATGCCGCGACAAGCACAATGATTATGTACTGCTTACCATTCAGCCGCCAAAGCACAGGCGCACGACTGGGGAACATTCGCAGAATCACCACCTTAACGGGCATATCATGCAGATTTGCAACGCAACGCAAAACTCATACAACGCCGTAAAAGATGAAATCAAACGGATAGCAACCGAAGAAATGGGCTACCCATACGAGGAAATCAATGGGCATATACACCCGATAGGCGAAAGCGAAAGTTCAACGGACGAGTGCGCGAAGCTGATAGAAGCCGCTCATGTATTGGCGGCGGATTTAGGAATTATTTTACAGGAGTAAAACACTATGAATATCAACATCAAAAATTGCGATGTAAACATCATCACAGGAACGGAAACACTGGAAATCAGCGGAAAAACAGAAATCACAGCCGCAGATAAAACGCCAGCGACAAACACAGAATCAACACCAGCAGAGGAAACGGGGGTTATTTCACAAATGACCTACACGCCTAAATCAATTTTGAAAAACTTTGACAATGTGCGAATCGGCGACCGCGTTAGACTGCCCGCCTTTACCGTTCCAGCCGTAAAAATGGACGGCGAAGAGGTGCTGGCTTTTGATGAAAAACACATCAACGCAGACGAAGCCATAGTTATTGGCAAAGACGAAAACGGCGATTTGATTTTGATTTTCGACCATTGCCTTTTTGAAAGCGCAATAGATTTGAACAACGAAAAGCGTTTTGAAATGACACAGCTGGGGCAGTATTTGCAAAGCGAGTTTTTACGGGCAATGAATGGCGCGGGAATCCCCGCCGAAAGTTGCGGGCTTATCAGCAAAGAAGAGATGTTCGGCGACAATGCGCTTGAATATTTCAAGACGGGGCGCAACCGCATAGCCTTTGATTTTGATGAAGATTGTAGCCGCTACTATTGGCTTTCGACATTGTACGACGAAGAAGCGTCCGCCGCTTATTTCTGCGATGCCAGCAGCTATGGCTATAGCGACTGCAACGGCGCGAGCGATGCGGACTTTTACGTTCGTCCCCGCTTCGTAATATCTGCAATCTAACAATCTGCGGGGCTTCGTCCCCGCATGATAAGGGGGAACAAATGGGAACAAAGGATTTTATAGCATTAGTTGCACAAATGAGGACGAATCAAAAAGCGTACTTCAAAACGCGCAGCTATGAAGCATTGAACGAATCGAAGCGGCTTGAAAAGCTCGTCGATAACGCAATCGAAGAAATGACCGCCCCGAAAAATCCACAGCAAGAGTTAGGATTATGACGGAAACGGAGAAAGAGCAGCGACGCTACGCGCTGGCAATCAGCGGCGGCGTTTGCGAGGTTTGCGGGCGGCCATTGCGCGACGGACAGCCGCAGGGGGCGCACCGCATAGGAAATACAAAAGCGAACCGCGCGAAATACGGGGATTTTGTTATAGACCACCGCCTTAATATCGGTATGACCTGTTGCTTGAAATGCAATGGTGCGCTGGATATAAGCGGCAACACGGGCGAAGCAATAAAACTTTGCCGCAGAATCTACGACATGGAAGCGCAGAAATACGAGAGAAAAAAGCAATGAGAGAATCATTTGTTTTTCACAAAGACTACATCGAGGATTTGCCCGAGCAATACAAAACCGAGTTTATACAAGCAACGATAAACTACGGACTGTATGGCGAAAACCCGCCGTTTAAAGACGGAACGCTTGAAATGGCATTGTGGGCGAAAATTGCCCGCCGTATAGACGCAGAAGCTGAAAAATACAAGGCAATCAGCGAGAAGCGGAAAGAAGCGGCTCAAAAACGCTATCAGCAGAGAACGAAACCAGCGAGGGAAGAGCCAGCGAAAACCGAACAGGCGGAACAAAAGGCGGCAACGCCCGAAGAAAGCCCCGCAGAATCGCAGACGGCAAAGCCAAAAAAAGCGGCGGCGTTCGTAAAGCCTACCGTTGAAGAAATCCGCGCATATTGCGAGGAAAGAAAGAACGGGCTGGACGCACAGGCTTTCTTTGATTTTTACGAAAGTAAAGGCTGGAAAGTCGGCGCGGCAAAAATGAAAGACTGGCGGGCAAGCGTCCGCACATGGGAACAGCGGCGCAAGAACGAGAACACAGGCGGAAGCAAGAAAGCGGGCGCGATGTGGGGCAAAGAAAACGAGATACCCGAAGATTATTTTAATCTGATGTAAAAACAAAAAAAGAGGTGCGGAGAAAATGGGGGAATTTAAAACAATATCGGACTTACTTAAAATCGACACGGAACACTGGCAAGCCCGCGACGAAGAAATAAAAGCGTGGGAAAAAGCGCAGAATTTGCGGGCGAAAAAAGAACGCTACCAGCGGCAAGTTCCCGAACGCTACTGGAGCGAAAGCATAGACACATACAAGACCGATACGGAAGAGCGGCGCAAGGCGAAAGCAAAAGCCGAGAGTTTCATACAGGCTGTAAAATGCGGGAAGTTTCAGACGCTCGTTTTTTTAGGCACGGTCGGCACAGGGAAAACGCACCTAGCAAGCGGCATTGTATACGAGTGCGGCGGGTTTTACAGGCTTGCGCCCGCAATCGTTGAGGAAATCCGCCGCGCAAAATCATTCAATGCAAAGGAAACAGAAGCGGACATCTTAGACACCTACGGACGCGCCAGCCTTTTAGTAATTGACGAAATCGGGCGCGGGGTTGTGGCGGCAGAAGAGCAGTATATGCTTTATCAGATTATCAACGAACGCTACAACCGCCGAAAGCCTACGGTTTTAATCAGCAATCAGAATAAAAAGGATTTTTTGAATTATGTGGGAATCGCCGCCGCCGACCGCCTAACCGAAAGCGCACTGGTGGTGGTGTTTACGGGGCAAAGTTACCGCGCCGTCATAAGGCGGGGGGGGGGGGGCTTAAATGAAGCCCGTCCAGCTGGAGTTTGATTTTGGCGAGTTACCGAACGAAGAAGCAGAGAAACCAAAGCCCGCCCTGCCCCATTTTGACAATCCGAAATGCGACAACGAGCGGCTTTTAAACTACCAGTGGGCGTATAAGGAAAACGGCGACCAAAACGCGCTTAATTTCATGTACACGCTGGGGTATAAAATCGCACTAAAGTACATCAGCACTAAGGCGCAGAAAAACAGGCACATAGCGGAACTATGCAGGAGCGACAAAGAGGAAAAGGCGCACAATGCCATTACCTACATAATCGCCCGCTATCTGAAAGTATCGGATTTTGCGATAAGCGAAAGTTTTACCGCATATTTATATTTGCGAATCCAGCACGAATTATTCTACACCCGCAAGGTTGATAAAATCGTGCAGTTCGTAGACATGGAAACATTTTACAGGGGGAAGCAATGAGAAGATACGAACAGGCGAAAGAATACGCCGCCCAAAAATGGAATGATGAAGCATACAGCACGGCGGAAGAAAAAGGCTTTGTTTTCACAATCGGGGAACAAAAGAAAATGACCGAATCCGACTTTTTAGCGGGGTACAATGCCGCAATGGAAGAATGGCGAAAATGCTATTTGCAATGTTCCAGCCCTTACTGTGCGGGATATTTCCGCGACATAAAGAACGCGGGAACGCTGGGAAATATGACAAAAAGAGAGGTAAAAGAAAATGTCATACATGAAAACTTGTAATTGCGGAAAAGAAAACTGGCTTGTAATCCACTACAAACACAATCACAGCGCGTTTGAATCCCCGAAATACGGCTGGCATAAATCCGCATATTCAGTAATTCAATGTCAAAAATGTAAAACTATATTCAGTTCAAAATCAAAGTATGTAGATAATCTGCCGTAAGTAAAAGGCGGCTGTTGCAGGGAGATTTTATAATGCTGATATTTCCACTAAAAAAACAATGGTATGAGAAAATCAAGAGCGGCGAAAAAACGATAGAGTATCGGGAAGTAAAACCCTATTGGACTGACCGACTTTATAGGGAACTTGGATTTTTAGCAGGGCGGCATAAAATGACAAAGCCAATTTTCTGCAAGTTGCGGCTCGGCTACACAAATACATACATGACCGCCACTATAACAGATATTGAGATTGTGAACGGAAAAGACACCGATTTACAAATTGACCGCAGGGTTTACGCAATACATCTATCAGATGTAAGCGAGGTGCAATAATGCCAGTTCCCGACATTCAAGAAATGTATCACGACTTCGGACATTGTGAGTTTTGCGACAAATGTTTTCAAGATGATTATTTTGTCCTCGTTCTATTCGACAACGAAAAGGCGGGCGCGGAAAACGAACTGCGCATTTTTGAGATGTGCAAGGACTGCCGCGAAAAATGCCGCACCGACAGGGCGTTTGAAAGATACGCAACAGAAAAAGCATTTAAATTAAAGCTGGGGCGCAGGATAAAGAGAAAAAAAATAAAATCAAATATCAGATGTAAGCGAGGTGTAAGAAAAGTGGAATCCCGAACTTTATAAACAAATTAGAGTAGCCCGCACTTTTGGAAAAAGTATAAAAGGTTTTTTTATCAATTAGGGGAAATTTTCCCCTATTTATAAAAATGACTATATAGGCAACAGACACCGACGGCGGGAACGCACCGCACCTCGCGCCCTGCCGTCTTTTTTTTTGCATACAACGCCATTTTTATAAATGACTATGTATATAGCGGCGAAACGGCGCGTAATCCGTTTCTATCCTATTGGCTGGCAAGCCGTAAAAAATGCGTAGGGAGATAAACAAAATGAAGCGTGATTTTTTGGAAAGTTTGGGGCTGGAATCAGAAGTAATCGACAAGATTATGAAAGAGAACGGCAAGGACATTGAGGGCGTAAAGGCGAAGTTCGCCGACTATGACGACATCAAGAAACAGCTTGAAACCGCCAACACAACGCTGGAGAAGTTCAAAGACTACGACCAAACGAAAGCCGATGTCGAGAAGTACAAGACAGAGCTTAAAAAATCGCAGGAAGAAAGCGCGGCAAAAATTGCCAACTTGGAGCGTTCGGGAAAAGTAAAAGATTACCTTTCGGGCAAAAAGTTTGTAAACAAAATCACGCAGGACGCAATCACCGCGAAAATGTGCGAAGCATTGGGAGCAGACGAAAGCAAGGGAAAGAATCTTGATGATATTTTCGCCGAAATCACAAAAGACCAGTCAGACATCTTGAAAGACGATACAAAGCCGACCCCGCCAGTTGTTCCAGCAATGGGTGGAAAAGGCGGAAAGTCTGATGACGACGCACAGGCGCGGGCAGTAATGGGCTTGCCGCCTAAAAAAGATTAAACAGGAGATTTTAAACTATGGCTAATCAGATTGCAAAGTTTAAGAAGTATGTAGCACTTCTTGACGAAGTCTATCAGAACGAATCAAAGACCGCCGTACTTGAAAGCGACGCAACACTCGCACAGGCAGGCGCAAACGCAAACGAAATTGTTATCCCTAAGCTCGACATGGACGGCTTGGGAGATTATGACCGCAACAGTGGATATGTAAACGGAAATGTCACATTGACTAACGAAACCGTACAGTTTAACTATGACCGCGGTCGTAAGTTCAGTGTTGATAATATGGATAATGAGGAAACCGCAGGGCTTGCATTTGGAAAGCTCGCGTCCGAGTTTATTCGTACCAAGGTAACACCCGAGCAGGACGCTTTTAGATTTGCAAAATACGCAGAGCTTGCAGGCACTAAAGTCAGCGGTACACTTTCCGCTGGTACAGATGTACTCGCCGCATTGCAGGCAGCAACCGCCGCAATGGATAACGACGAAGTACCAAGCGAAAACCGTCACTTGTTTATTACACCTGCCCTGCTCATTGCGGCGCAGAATGTAGACACAAACAAGAGCCGCGATATTTTGGGCGCATTTGCAAGTATTACAAAAGTTCCGCAGGCTCGCTTTTATACCGCCATTGCACTTAAAAACGGTAAGTCAAGCGGCGAAGAGGACGGCGGATTTGAAAAAGCAGAGGGCGGCAAAGATATTAACTTCTTGATTGCCGAAAAATCCGCAGTAATGCAGTACACAAAGCACAAGGTTAATAAGGCAATCCCGCCCGAAGATAACCCCGACGCTGACGCATGGATTTTTAACTTCCGAGCTTATGGTCTTTCGGACGTTTACGAAAACAAAACAGCAGGAATCTACCTGCACCACAAGGCATAACGGGGGCACACATGAAAACAGTAGGATATTTGCCTAAAGCAACAAAGCCGAAAGACGACGCTGACAAGGGCACAAAAACAGCCAACGGAAACGGCGGCAAAGGTGGGAACAAACCAGCCAACACCGACGGAAAGAAAGCCGATGGTGTGGACGGCGGTGGAAACAAGCCGAAAGACGACGCTGACCCAGCAACAGGCGACACAGCCGACAGCGGGAAAGACAGCGGCGCAAAATAAGGAGCGGGCGGAATGTTCGAGAATGTAAACTACACATATTATAGCGATACTCTAGGGCGTTCCGCCGTTCCCAGCGAAGCGGATTTTAACAACTACGCCGACGACAACAAAATGTTTGTGAAACAGCTTGTAAACGACGGCATAGTAACGGAGCGGGAAGAAAACGGGCTTGATATTGCCGTTTGCAGAATGATTGAAATTGATTATCTGACCGCGCAGGAAGCGAGCGGAGCGGCGGCAGAAAACGGCGGAAGCGTAGCAAGCGAAAGCATTAACGGCTATTCGTACAGTTACGACAAAACCGCCCAGCAGGAAGCCGTGAAGCTGAACGCAAAGAGTGCGGCGGCTAAGAAAATCGACATCATAAAACTGTATAACGACTATGACGCGGGGGTGCGCTAATGCGAGCAATCCCGCTGAAACTGCTTGTTCATTCATGCACATTGAAGAAACAGGCAGGACTAGACCGCAACAGAAACCCGACCTACACCGAAACCGTATTGAAGCGCGTCCGAATCGGCGCAACCTTTCAGACATTGCGGGGCAGTATCGGGGAAACGAAAGCCGACACCATGACGCTGATAATTGACGCTAAAAACACGCGCTATGAAACGGCGGCAGGGGAACAGACAGCGGCAGTTATTCCCGCACAAAATGACGCTATAGAATGGCAGGGGCATAGCTTCACCGTTAGGAGCGTTACACCATGCTACGCGCAGGGAAACGCCCCGCACCATTGGGAGGCAACGCTTGAATAAGGACGGCGGAATAACATTCACGGTCAAAGGAAAGTTTGACGCACAGGCGGCAAAGGCACGAATCGGCACAGCGATACGCAAGGCGCAGATGAAACTTGACCAACAGGTAATAACGGACAGCAACTTTTTCTGCCCCTTGAAAACAGGAGCTTTGCAGAAATCGGCGCAAATAAATACCGTAATCGGAAGCGGGGTTGTGGTTTGGCGCACACCATACGCAAGGGCGCAGTATTACGGCGTGAACTTTGACCGAAGCAAAGACCCGAACCCGAACGCCTGTGCGAAATGGTTTGAGGCGGCGAAAGCTCGGAAAATGGAGCAATGGAGAAAACTTGTAGATGATACAGTCAAAAATAGCTGAGACAATCAGCGCATGGGTGGAAACCGCCCTGGATTTGCCGTTTACAATCTATTGCGACCTTATACCCGACGAAGATGCCGACGGCGCGTGTGTAAGGCACGACCCGACACCAGCCGCAGAGAAACGCTTTATCGACGGTACGCGAAAAGTTTCGTGGAATTTCACATTTTATACAAGATGCAGGGATGCGGGAAACGCGCTTGAGTACGGAAAGCAGATTGTAGACAAGCTGGACGGCGCAACAATCGAAAGCACCGAAAACATAAAAATAGATTGCGAAGCGGTAACGCTCCCGCAGTTTATTGACACCGACGCAAAAGGGTTTACGACCTATGCGGAATCGGTAAAATGCACATTTTTAGAGGAGTAAAAAGACTATGGGAGAACTCATCAAAAAAACAAAAGTCGTGCCGTTCATCAACACAGGCACTAGCTCAACCCCGGTATGGACGCAGATAAAAAAGTCTACGAGCTTCACGCTTTCTATGAATCCGCAGACAAAGACATTTGATTTTATTTCCTGCGAACACCCGCAAAATGAAATCGACAGTTACCAGCCGAGCCTTGCGCAGGAAATCACCATGTTCAAGGGAGAACCCGACTACGAAACAATCTTTGATATGCTTTACAACAGGGCAACAGGAGCGGACGCACACCGCGACGCAATGATTGTTTTTTACAAGGAATCTGGAAGCTACACACCCGATGGGGAAAGTGAAAGCATTACCGTATACAAGGCTTGGAAGATTGACGCACTCGTCACAATCAACCAGATGGACACGGTAAATGAAAACATCGGCTTTGATTTGGGCTTGAACGAAATCGAAAACGGTGCGGTCGAAATCGGCGAGGGCGGCGCACCTTCATTCATTGCCGGAGAATGGAACGGCAACACATTTGCACCTGCCGCATGATAAACTTAAAAAAAACAGGGTTGCCCGAAGCCGTAGAGGTTGACGGCGACCTTTACCCCGTATACACATCGTTCAAGTTTTGGATTAGGTTTTTTGAACTGCTGGCCAATAAAAACACGCCGCCCGATGATTTTGATTTTATGTATTCCACGGTCGCAAAACCGCAAAGCCGATTAAACGGGGTTATTGCGCTCGTGCAATTCGGCAACCCGCCGCAGGAACTGCCGAGAACCCAAGGCGACGACCCGGAAAAAGCCGTTGATTATGCCGTAGACGCAGATTATATCTATGCGGCATTTATGGAGCAGTATGGAATAGACCTCATTAAAAGTGATATGCACTGGTACGAGTTCCAGGCACTTTTTAGGGGGCTGCACGATACAAAGCTGAATGAAATCATCGGCTACAGGCTCTACGAGAACACCAGCGGGAAGCCAGATGCTTACACCCGTCAGATGGAAAAGCTGCGGAGCGCGTGGGAACTCCCGCAGGACAATGAAGAAGAGGACGAAGCCTTAAAGGAGTTTGAAGCAAAGCTGTACCCCGGCGGGGAAAACTGACTATAAAAGTATGAGGATAACCTGCGAAACAAAAGACACCCTGCCGCTATCCGCTTTGACCGAGTTTCAAGGCGGATTAAAGAAGCGCACGGCAGAAGATACAAAGAAAATCGAAAAGAGCATAAACGATTACGGCTTCGCGACGCCGTTTTTTGTTTGGAAGCATGACGGCATAAACAGCGTGCTAGACGGACACGGACGGTTACAGACATTAAAGGAAATGCAGCAGCGCGGCGAAGAAATCCCCGCCCTGCCCGTCGTATACATCGACTGCGCCAACGAAGCAGCCGCCAAAAATCTATTATTACGCATTTGCAGCACATACGGCGAAATGACAGCGCAGACCGTCCACGACTTCATTAAAGAGCTTGAAATCGCGTTCGACGATATACGCCTGCCATGCGGCACAATCGACCTCACCCCGCTAGATAAAAAGAAAATGGACGACACCAAAAAGACATTGCGCCAGCAATTTCTAGTGCCGCCCTTTTCCGTATTAGATACCCGTCAAGGCTATTGGCAAGACCGCAAAAAGCAGTGGAAAAGCATAGGCATAAAATCCGAAGAGGGGCGCGACAATAAGATGTTGAAGCACCTCAAAGAAAATGCCAGCAAAGTGAACGGCGGCGCAGAAAACACATTGAGCGAAGTATCAATCTTCGACCCCGTATTATGCGAAACAATGTACACATGGTTTTGTATGCCACACGGCAGCGTATTAGACCCATTCGCAGGGGGAAGCGTTCGGGGCATTGTAGCCAGCTATAAACACATGAAATACACGGGCTTTGACATTCGCCCCGAACAGGTAGAAGCCAACGAAAAACAAAAGGTGATCTGCGACGGCAACGAATACGCCCCGCAATGGATTTGTAAAGACAGCGCGAAAATGGGCGAAGTGCTGGGGGGGGGGCGAAATGTACGATTTTGTATTTAGCTGCCCACCCTATGCAGATTTAGAAAAATACAGCGACATTGACGGCGACATCTCAAATATGGATTATCCTCAGTTTTTGGAAACATACCGCGCAATCATCAAGGCGGCCGTTTCACATCTGAAAGATAACCGCTTCGCCGTTTTTGTAGTCGGCGAGGTACGAAATAAAAAGACGGGCGAATATTATAATTTTGTACCCGACACAATAAAGGCATTTGAGGACGCGGGCTTAAAATATTACAACGAAATCATATTGCTAAATGTAGCAGGCGGGAAAGCGTACACAGCAGGGCACGACGCAAAGAAAAGCCGCAAGATTGCAAAAGTACATCAGAATATACTCGCATTTGTAAAAGGCGACGCAGACGAAGCGGCGAAAATCCACGAGCAAGTTTTAGTTTTCCTCAAAGGAAACAGCAAAGAAGCTAACGCCGATTTAGGCGACTTCCGCGCCGATAACTGCATATTGCCCGAAATGTTCGAGTAAATCCGATTTTTCCGAAACGGTGGCACAATGGGCAGAAAGAAAAAGATTTATAAAAAAGCAGATATTCTCGAAGCCATAAAAGGTAGCGGCGGCATAGTAACAACCGTCGCCCTCGCCTTAAATTGCGATTGGCACACCGCAAAGGCAAACATAGAGAAATACGAAGAAACCCGCGAAGCGTTCGACGGCGAATTAGAAACGGGGCTGGATTTGGTAGAGGGCAAAGCATATCAGCAGGCAAAGAACGGCGACGGCGCGATGATACGCTTTATTTTAGCAACTAAAGGACGCAAACGCGGCTACGGCGAAACAGCCCCGCAGGAATTGGACGACGCAGAGGATAACGAGCTGACAATCGAAATAGTGGACGGCGACGATGAGGATTAAATCAAACACGATATTTGCAAAGAAATATAATAAACTCTTCCGCTGGATAATGAAGCACGAATACACCGAGTACACGCTGACAGGCGGCCGCGGTTCGTGCAAATCCTCGTTTATATCGCTATGTATAATTATCTTGATTGTGATGTTTCCGCAATTCAACGCGCTAATTATCCGCAAGAACGCAAACACCCTGCGCACCAGCGTATACGAGCAAATCATTTGGGCGATTGAACGGCTCGGACTACGCAGCCGCTTTAAAATCCCGAAATCAGAAACAAGCGCGCTGCCGATTGTATACCGCCGCAAGAACGGTACAAAGCAATACATAATCTTTCGGGGCTGCGACAATCCCGAGAAAATCAAATCTATCAAGATTGCACAGGGCTATTTTGGTTTGATTTGGTTTGAAGAAAAAACCGAGTTCACACCCGCAGAGATACAGAATGTTAAAGTATCAGCCATGCGCGGCGGCAGTAAGTTCTATGTATTTGAATCATACAACCCGCCAAGCGCAAAACGCCATTGGTGCAACACCGACGCACGCACACCGAAAAAAGACCGCGTCGTTTTTCACACCACATATTTAGACATACCGCGCGAATGGTTGGGCGAAGCGATACTTAACGAAATCGAACACACGAAGAACACGAACGAGCGGGCATACAGAAATATATTTTTAGGGGAAGCGACAGGAACAGGGCTTAACATATTTGAGAATGTGGAACTGCGGGAAATCACGGACGAAGAAATAGCGGCGTTTGATTTTTTCTACAGCGGCATAGACTGGGGATATTACCCCGACCCCTTCGCCTTTTCCACATCATCATACAACGCGGCGACACAGACGCTTTTTATTTTTGATGAAATGTATCTGAACAAGCGCGGCAATTTTGAAGCGTTCCAAGACTTAACAAAGCACATGGAAGCGCACGGCATGAGCATTGCAACGGACAGAATCACAGCCGACAGCGCAGAGCCTAAGAGCGTGGCTGACTTTAGGAGCTGGGGCGGAAATGTGCGCGGCGCAATTAAGGGAATAGGAAGCCGTGACGCGTCGTTTAAATGGCTACAGGGATTAAAACGGATTGTAATAGACCCCGCGCGATGTCCGAGAATCGCCGACGAGTTCACGCTATACGAGCACGAAATAGACAAGCGTACAGGCGAGACTCTTAGCGGCTACCCCGACGGACAGCCCGACCACGGAATAGACACGGTGCGATACGCGCTGGAAACGGTTTGGAGACATGCGGGCGAGTAAATGACTATAAGAGCGAGGGCATAAAATGTTTGAGAAAATAAGGGGCTTTTTTATGAACATTCTAGGATTGTTTCACAATTATTCACTAAAGGAAATTACGGGCGTTGACACAAACCTTTCAAGCGAAATGTATAACGCTATTGAATTGTGGTCGAACATGGCAAGCGGCAACGCGCCGTGGAACGGCAAAGCCCCACCATGCGGAGTATTGGAGCAGATAGCAGGGCGGCTTGATATGCTCGTTTCCCGCGAAATCGGGCTTGAAGTAAAAAACGAAGCGATTAAAAGCGCAATGGAACACATTAACAAGAATGTAGATAAGATTGTGGACTATATCGCGCTTATTGGCGGGTGCATTGTACGCCCGATTTTCAGCAACAGCAAATTACAGTATGAAACATTACCGCTGGGAAACTATCTGCCTATTTCATACGATTTTGACGGAACGCTTACAGGCGCATTGATTTTGAAGCAGATACAGAACGGCGCGAAAAAATGGCTATTGACCGAAAAGCACACCTACGAAAACAAAACGCACACGGTAGAATGTACGCTATACAGGAATGAGGGCGGCTCATTGCGTAAGACGGATTTAGGCGACTGCCAGCAGACCGCAGACATAACGCCGCTTTATGAGTGGGAAAATGTAGCGTTTCCGATGATTATAGAATTCAGAAATCACGCAGTAAACAAGATTGACGGCTCAAACGTTCCCGTCCCGGTAATTGCGGGCGCGGAAGATTTGATTAAGGATGCGGACGAACAGTTTGAGCGCATGAACTGGGAGCAGAAAGGCGGCGAAATGCGTGTATTTGCTGACCGTGATATGTTCGCAAAACGGCAGAAAAGGAACGGCGAAGCGACAGGCGTAAAAATGACACCCGAACTAAACCGTCTTTTAGTACAGGTCGAGGGCGACGGAAGCACCGAGGGAAAGAAGATCACCGAACACGCACCGACACTACGGACAGCCGCACAAAATGAAATGTTCCAGCAGATACTGCGCCGCATTGAATTGACTTGCAACTTAGGCAAGGGAACAATCAGCGACATGGAGAGCGTACAGCAGACCGCGACACAGTACAGCGGCGGACGAAGCGAACTTTACGCAATCGTTGACAAAATCGAGGACGAAATAGAAACCAAATACCACCACACGGCGGCAGTATTGGCGCACATGGCGGCAGCTTACGGAATCGGCGCGAACAACGCAAACATAAAAGTCACATGGAACAACGACGCGACCCGCAAAGACGAAACGGCGGCTAAACAAATGGCATTGCAGGAAATCAGCGCAGGCGTAAAAAACAAATGGGAATACCGAAAAGACTTCTACGGCGAGGACGAAGCACAGGCAAAGGCAAACGCGCCAGTAGAACCAACATCCGCAGACCCTTATAATTTTGGAGCGTAGAAAATGGCAAGAATGAACAAACAGAAAAAGGAAATCACAAAGAATGACCGCGCCGTATTGGACGGCTTGCGCCATGCTATCAATCATTACCCATTGCGCCGCCGCATTGTATTGGCATGGCGAGTTTTGCGGGGCAAGTTCTAAATGCTATCCCCGCGATATTTGGATGGCTTATCCTATGCACTAATTGAAATCTACTCACAGCTAGAAGCCGACATATTACAGGATATGGCGCGACGATTGGCACGAATCGGCAAAGTAACGGACGCTACAAAATGGCAAGCGCAGATGTTAGCCGAAGCGGGCGGGCTTAAAAAGAACATCGGGCGGATTTTGGCAAAATATGACAAGGCAATAGTGAAGCAGATTAAAGACACATTCACGGACGCGCTGGAAACAAACACGAGGAACGACAACCGTATATTTAAGGCGGCGACAGGTCGCACCGTTTCCGCGCCGAACGCCCAGCAAATGCTTTCAACAATTCAAAAATGTCACAGCGATTTATCACGGCTCACGCTTACCACGGCGGCAACGACAGAAACACAGTTCGTGCAACAGGCTAACCGCGTATATATGCAAACACAGTCGGGCGCGTTCGATTATGATACCGCAATGAAAAACGCGGCGGACGAACTAAGCAAGCGCGGAATAACTACGGTTCACTACGAGAACGGGCGACCCGTTACCCGCTCCATAGAATCAGCCGTCCGCATGAACATACTAACCAGCATAAACCAAACGGCGGCAAATCAGACTTTGAGCAACGCGGAAGAATTGGGCGTTGAGAAATTCGAGGTAACGGCGCACATCGGAGCGCGACCCGAACATGAAGCGTGGCAGGGCAAAATCTACACGAAAGAAGAATTGTACAGCAAGTGCGGGCTTGGCGATGTTACGGGATTATGCGGCATAAACTGCCGCCATTCGTTCTACCCCTATTTTGAGGGAATGGAAGAGCATTACACGCAGGACGATTTAGACGATATGGCAAGCGAGAAAGTGAACTTCAACGGGCTGGAAATGACACGCTACGAGGGCGAGCAGAAACTGCGCGGAATCGAGCGGAACATAAGGCACTACAAGCGCGAAGCACTGACGCAGGAAGCGGCGGGCGTGGACAATACGAAAGCACGGCGGAAGCTCGGCGAATGGCAAGCGGCGGCACGTGATTTTACCAAGCAAACAGGCATAGCCCGCGACAGCGCGAGGGAGTATGTAGGAACGAGCGGAAAGCAGCCGACAGGATTAAAGCCACAAAAGAATATTGTAATTGAACCGAACAAAATAAAAACTGAATACAACAACATTCTTAAAAAGTATAACGGCGACACAAACGCGGTTATAAAAAAGGCTACGAAATCGGAATTAAACACCGTAAAGGCATACAACCAAATTATAAATGACCAAAAGAGCGAGGATTATATAAAATTATTCAACGCCCAAACGGTAGACACAAACGCATTAACTGAAACGCTACAAAAAACAACAAATGTAGAACAGCGAGACGCTTTCAGAGAATGGACGAGTTCAGCATATCGCCCTATAAATGCGTATTACAGGAACGGAACTCCGACAGACGCAGGATATAAAAAGACAGGGGAAATAATACATGATTACCTCAATAAGTGCGAATATCCCGAAATGTATGTAAGGCGCGGGGCTGATTATGAGTATGTGACAAAGATATTTGGCTCGGACGAATGGAAAAAGAATCCGCAATTATTGCTTCATTCGGAACTGACGGACAAGGGCTTTCTTGCCACAACGCCATCAAAAACGGGTGGCTTCAGCGGCGAAGTAATGTTATATTATAAAGTTCCCGATAAATCAAAAGCTGCATATATCGCAAGTTTGTCATACTACGGACATGAGCAAGAAACTTTGTTTATTGACAATACAAAAGCAATAATCAAAGAAATCAGAGTGGAAACACTGGGCGGACATACCCGCTATACTTTATTTTTGGATATGGAGAAATAAGAGTGAGCGATAAGTTTGTTTATACATCGGACGACGCGGCGGGGTGTATTCTTAAACGCCCTAATTATGAGCAGTGCAAAGATTGCGTTTACAACTACGACGAAGAGCCGTTCCATTGTTTGATTTTCGAGGATTTTAAGCCAGCCGCCATATTATACGACGGGAAGAAATGCAAAGACAAAAGAACCGACTAAAAACACCCTACAGCCGAACGACAGCCAAACTTAAAACTACTTTCTAGCATAATTCGGAAAATTACCCACTGACACGAAAAAAACAGGCTTAAAACTTCATTTTTCAGAAACCAGCCCTGCACCATTGCGGGGCTTTCATTTTGCCCAAATGACTATAAGGGCAGAGGGCAAGAAATGATAATTACTCAAAAACTATTAACACCAAACAGCTACAGCCGACCGCAAAGGCGCATGAAGGAACTCCTCGGCATTGTAATTCATTGGACGGCGAACCCATACGCAAACGCGGAACAGGTCAGGCTTTATTTTGAAGCAAAGCAAACAGGAATGGGCGGCTACGGCTCGGCTCATTACATCATCGGGCAGGACGGCACAACAATTCAGTGCATACCCACAAATGAAGTTGCATGGCATTGCGGGAGCAGCCAGAAAGACCCGGCAAGCGGACAGGTCTACACCGACTACGCAAGGAAAAAGTTCGGACACTATGCCGTGAACTGGCAGACCACCAGCCCGAACTATTGTACAATCGGGATTGAGCTTTGTCCGACAGACAACAGCGGCAATTTTTCAGAAAAAACGATAAACGCCGCCATTGATTTATGCACCTACCTATGCAAGCGGCACAACCTCACGGCGGACGACATCACGACACATCACGACATCGTAGGATGGAAAGACTGCCCGCGCCTATGGACGAAACGCCCGGAACTTTTAGGAGCTTTCCGCGCAAGCGTAAAAGACGCAATCGCGAGGTGGAAAGAATAATGTGGGAAACAATCGGGCAAGTATTGACCAGCGGGAACGCTTGGCAGGTGATTATTTTTCTGGCCGTAATCGTGGTTTTTGCAATCATTCTTGCAAGAAGCGGCACGGTCGCAATCAAGACAAAGCACCTGCGAATTGGACAGGCTGAAAAAGAGCGGGAAATCATACGCCGACAGGTAGAAGCCGCACACGATTTTATTATGAGCATTGAGGGCAAAATTCCCGAAAAGCCCGAATACGGCGGATATTTCACAAAGTACATACTGGAACGCGTTTACGACAAGGTGATTGAATGGGTAATGTTCAACCACATCACGGATGCGCCCATGTATGTACAGGATAAACAGGCTACAATATGCAATTTGGTCTACACATTCAGCATAAGCGAGGAATACAAGACCCCAGAGTTTAAAACCCGGATGTGCAACTGGACGGCGGAACTAATAGCGCGGCTCGTAAAGACCCGCCAATTATACACAAAGGAGAATTAAGCGTATGAGCGAGGAAAAGACGTCGGAAACGCAGGAAGAAAAAAAAGGAATCACGGCTAAAACAATCAGCAAGATTTTCAAGTTCACGGCGGCGGGGGGCGTTATCGTCTGCGCCGTCTTGAAATGGGCGGGAATCCTCCCGAACGCAAGCGCGGGCGAAATCTGCATGATTTGGGCGGCGGTCTATGGAATCGGCGCGGGAACAATCGACTTGAATATCATGTTTGACAAGTTCACGGGGGCAAAATGACGGTAACGGGCTGGATAATTGCGGGGCTTGCGCTTGCTCTGGTCGCTACATTGGGAATCGGAGCGGCCGCATTTTACATAATGCGCAAACGACATGAGCGGGAAGAAAACAAAATAAGACAAGAGGGGGCGGCAAATGCACAGCATACGGCGGACATCATCACCAAAGCGGAGCAAATCAAGATTGACGCAGACACTGGCAATCATTCTGATGATTTGCACACTATGGCTGACCAGCTGCACAACTACGCGCACGGCGGAAAGTAAGCCCGCCCCGCAATACTACCCGCCCGACCCTTACGACAAGAACGGCGTTTTAGTATGGGCGGAAATAAAGGACGGGGAAACGTTCACGGCGACCGAGGACGGTTTGTTTCTGCCGTTTTGGTGGTGGAAAAAAGTTTATGATTACATCGTGAACACACAGGCGGCGCAGAAAATCCGCGAATGACTATATAGGCGGAGGTTAAGAAATGAGCAAAAAAACATTCGCACTTATTACGGGAATCACGGGCGGAACGGGAACAATCGCCGCCGCCGTTGTTTCGTTCTTTCAGCCAGCCCACACCGCCGCAATCGTGGCGGCCATCGGGATTGCTGTTACAGCGGCAAACGAAATATGCGGGCTGTTCGTAAAAGAGAAATAATCGCAGGGCTGGCAATGCGATTTTAAGGCGGCTATGATTAGGTGTTAGCCGCCTTTTTTAAGGATTATAATAAGCATGAGAATAATATCTGACGAATTACACGCAAGGATTATTAAAGAACTTGCAAAAAATGAGTCCGTGGCAGTTTTTCAGCAACTTCTTTTAGCACCAAAGACAGACGAAAAGGACGAAGAAGCCTCACGGGAAAGCGAAGAGCCGCGGCAAGGAGTTGAAAAGTGAACTATGGACGGGTAACACCCCGCGCAAGGCAGGGAACAACAGGAATCAGCGTTGAAGAAGATTTACACGCAAACGAGGGTGCGTGGATAAGCCCGCCCGACAGAGTGGCAGCCGTTACCGTTGCCGTGCATATTCCCGCTAATGAATCCGCAACTTTCGTAATTGAAACATCATGCAACAGAGCGGACACAATCGGCGAAAACGGCACGGGCGGCTATTGGGACAACCCGTTTGGCGACGGCGTTATTTTGTCGGAAAACATGGTCGTTATGATTGCAAACGCCGTGACTGGAATCCGCGTCCGTTGTATCACCGCAAGCGATACCATTAACGTATGCTTTGTGGGGTGACGTATGTATTACGGATTGCTAATGCCCATCCCGTACCCGGGCGGCGTGTATTTGCGGAGCATACAGCAAACGCAAACATCAGCGGAATCGGGCGGAACAAACGAAATCACGGCCACGCTCACCAACGACCAAAAGAGCAAATTCTACATCAAGAACGGAGCGAAGGGAGACACAGGAGCGGCGGCGGGCTTCGGCACTGTCACGGCGGAGGCTGAAATTCTTAACGTGGGGGAAGACCCCACCGTCAACGTTTCCGTTTCCGGCGACGACACACAAAAAAACATGGCCTTTACCTTCGGCTTGCCCGCCGGAGCGGTTGCCGAAGCGTCCGGCGTATTTGGTTTTTACATCGACAACACTACGGGCGACCTTATGCTTTCCTACAGTGGAAACGAAGCACCGAATTTCACGGTAAACAGCGACGGCGAATTGATATACACATACTAGGAGAAAAAAAATGGGAACGGTAAACTTTGGACAAGTCGCGGCTCTAATTCAGAGCGTGAGCGCAGAAGCATTGGCAGAAGGAGCAACCCCAACCGTAAGAAATGCAGGAACAAAAGCAAACGCGCAGTTAGTTTTTGGTATTCCCGTAGCTACGGCATTGAGCCACAATATTCCGCGTTTAGTGCCTAAAGATATTACATCATACATCACCGACGGCACATTTTGGAAGCGTTTAGCTGGCACAAACGGCTTCGCGCTTTTTGAAGATATTTATGTCGGCGATTATTTCCAAATGTCCCGCGCAATTTCCGCATACGAGCGCACAGGGGAGTATCAAACTACAGGCTCGCAGTATGTAACCATTGCGGGGCTTGATACCATGATGAACAACGGCGACCAAGACAGCGGAATTACATATCATCATGCCGTAATGGTTGCAGGGCAAGGGTTCGGCGGCACACAACACTTCGGACGGAGCCGCATGAACGCGACAAACGACACAACGGGCGGCTATAAAGCAAGCGAAATGAATACGCTTGTTTTGGGCGATGTAGTAAGCGCGGGAAGCACAGCAGCCGACGCGACAATTAACCAGCAGCTCTACGCAGAGTTTGGAGTTCATTTGAAAACCACCCGCGAGCTGGTAACAAACGCAATCAACGCCACAGGCTACAACAGATTTGGAAGCGCGACAGGTTGTGCAAGTAACTGGGAATGGATAAGCGCACAGGCTATTTTAATGAGCGAGGTCGAAGCCTACGGCTCTATAGCTTGGAGCAGTTCGGGCTATGACACAGGAAACGCAAACCGACAGTTGCCGCTTTTTGCATTTAGCAAACAGGCACAAAATAACCGTTCGGCTTATTGGTGGCTAAAAGATGTTGCGTCCGCCGCTGATTTCTGCGGTGCCGACGCCGATGGCGGTAGCAGCTGCCACTACGCGGGCCATGCGAGATATTACGTTCGTCCCCGCTTCATCTTAGGGGCATAGCCCCGCAATCCGCTAATCTCCGCCCCGTGTGGGCGGGATAGCGGAAAAATGACTATATGATAAAAGGTTTATAAAATGAGTGTTCTGAAAAACTTACAGAATCTAAGCGATTTAGAGTTTTACAAATGCGCGGAAAAATTGCAGGACGACATCACGGATTTTGCGCTGCGTAACTTCGGATTAAAACGAAGCCCGCGAAGCGTAAATCAGATAATCAAAGATATTGAGGAAACAGACCAAGAAACCATAAACGGGATTTTTGCGAAATACGGCAAGAAACCGAATCAAGGTTTTAACAGCGAATTTCCCGAATGGTTTATCGAAAACCGTAAGCTGCATTTAATTGCATTTACAGACACACTAATTGAAAACATCATAGCCGCCAACATCATACACCCCGTAACAATCGCGGAATGTGACCAGCGGCGATGTTTACAAGACGCGGCAATAGGTGTTTGCGGTAATCTCTACAGAGAATTTCAATATCTAAAACGCCATTTGCCTATAAACCTAAATTGGATTGCGGGTACTATTGCCCTAATCCAATACGAGGAAAAATTATTGAAAGGTTGGCGACAATCAGACAATAAAATCCGTAGTAAAATACAGAATAAACAAGGGTAAGATTTGTTATTGCGTCCGCCGCTAATTTCTGCAATGCCAACAACAATGGCAATAGCAACTACAACAACGCGAGCAATGCGAACAATTACGTTCGTCCCCGATTTGAATGGCGCACAGCGTATTTTTAGACAAGTGCGTTTAACGAAGGAAATCTTATCCTGCGCCGTAACAAGCCGAACAAAACGGGCGACGCGGTTTGATAAGTCAATACCGCTACACGCGCCCGTTATTTTTTTTATATTTAGGATTTTTGAAAATGGGTACATTGTACGAAAAGCTGCTAGATCTGAACAACCTACACGAAGCCTACATAAAAAGCAAAAGCGGCGTGGAGTGGAAAGAATCAGTACAAAAATACGGAATCTACGAGCTGGCACACATTCAAGAATTGAGCGAAGCCCTTAAAAATCATACCTACAGGCAAAAGCCTTTTTATGAGTTCGACATCAACGAACGCGGAAAGCAGCGGCATATTAAAAGCCTGCACATCAGCGACCGCGTTTTACAGCGCGCATTATGCGACCAAATATTAACGCCCGAATTGCAGAAATATTTAATTTATGACAACGGCGCGAGCGTAAAAGATAAAGGGATAGAGTTTTCCCGCCGACGGCTAAAAACACATTTAACACGCTATTATAAAAAGTACGGGCGCGACGGCTATATATTGCTGATTGATTTTTCAAAATATTTTGACAATATCCGCCACGACAAACTATTAGAAATGATTGCCGAAAAAATCGACGACGCGGAAGTTATAGAACTATTGCGGCATTTAATCACAACGTTCGACACGGCAGAAAACGCGGGGCGTTCGGTTGGAATCGGCAGCCAAATATCACAGATTGCAGGGATTTTCTACCCGACCCGCATTGATAATTATTGCAAGATAGTCCGCAGCGTAAAATATTACGGCCGCTATATGGACGATACATATATCATTCATAACGACAAACAATATTTGCGCGAGCTATTGCACGACATACAGCAGATTTGCGACGAATTAGGAATCATCATAACCAAAAAGAAAACGCAGATTGTAAAACTTTCAAACGGTTTCACATTTCTAAAAATGCGCTATTTAATCACGGACACAGGAAAGATTATTGTAATTCCATGCAAAGCCAGCATAACACGCGAACGGCGCAAGCTGCTGAAATTAAAAAGATTTGTATTAGCGGGGCGTATAACACCCGCAGAAATCCGCGAGCAATACAAAAGCTGGCGCGGAAATCTAATCAAATACAACGCATATAAAAGCGTTCGCTCCACGGACGCATTATATAAATCACTATTCGGGAGTAATTATGGTCAAAAAGAAAAAGGAATTAACTGAAACCGAGCGCGACGCGATAGAATCACAAATCCGCACGCTCACATCAAAGCTCGATGCGCCTACGAGTGATATAGGCGATTGGAAAATCATCAAGATTTATGAAGCGCGACTTAGCGGCGAAAGCGACCCGTACAATTACGAGGAATTAAAGGCAGCCCGCCAAGCAGTCCGAGCTGAAATCAACGCGCTACAGGCACAGCTGGAACAATCCAGCGAGGGGGAATAATGCAAAAGGGGATTGTATTGTCACAGGCGGACATAAAAAAGATTATCGCCGAACATTTCAAAGTAACCGAAGATAAAGTCGTACCGACGCGCTATAGTTTCATAGTGCTGGAAGAAGAGGACGACGGAAAGCTGCATATTAAATAAACCACATGCCCCGTAATTATGCGGGGCTTTTTTTTATTTTCCTTAAATGACTATATAAGCATGGCAAACGACGGTGAAGTAAGCATAGGCACAAAGGTAGACACTACCGGATTGGACAAAGGTCTGCGCACGGTGCAGAATAAAGTTAACAACACATCAAAAGACCTCGGCAAAGGCTCCAAAGCCGTAAACGGATTAAAGACAGCGTTCAATGAAACTGGCGGCGCGGCGGCTGGATTCGCAAACAAAATGCAGGGCGTGGCAACCAGCGGCGGCGCGGTAGGTGCGGGAATCACGGCGGCGGTATTGGCGGCAAAAAAGTATATTGAAATACTCAAAGAAGCAACCGAAGCCTACAAGGTGCAGGAAAAAGCAGAAATGGCATTGGAGAAAGCTGCGGAAAACAATCCGTATCTAAGCCAGATAAGCGTCCAGCGTTTGAAGGATTACGCCAGCGAATTGCAGAAAGTCAGCAACTACGGCGACGAGGTAACGATAGACATAATGGCACAACTGGCCAGCACGGGGCGCACGGAATCCGAGATTATGAAGATTATGGGCGCGGCGGCGGACTATGCGGCGGCGAAACAGATTGATTTGAAAACGGCGGCAGAATCGCTTAACGCCACATACAGCGGCATGGCTGGCACTATGGGGCGGCAGATTGCCGACATCAAAGAGTTGACCGACGAACAGCTTAAAAACGGCGATGCCATCGACCTGATTGCAGAAAAATACAAAGGCTTCGCGGAGCGGTCGCAGGACAGCAGCGAACAGGCTAAAAACGCTTTCGGGGACTTCATGGAATCCGTCGGAGAGTTCGCAAACCCCGTCTTTGATTCACTGAACAAAATGGCAAGGGGGTTCTGGGAAAGCATGACCTCCGTAATAAACAAGGTCAAAGAAGGGCTAAAGACCGCCCGCGAAACATGGGTAATCGGCGGCGATTACAGGTGGTCGCAAGAATATATGGAAGGGTTCGAAAAATCCTTGAAAAAAGTTGACTCGTCAAAACTAACTTTGTACATGGAAGATAAAGCCATGATACTGGACGACGACAGCATACACCACCTGTCCGTTTATCTGGAGACAAAGAAAGACATAAATGAGGTCGAATTAAAATACTTGGACATTTTGGAGCGGGAAACCCAGCACCGTAAAAACAAAGCCGCAGCCAATGCCGAATATGCCGAATATGCAGATAAATGGAGAAAGGCCTCAAAAGAAGAACTGGAAGCACGGCTCAACGAATACGATACGCTCAAATACTCGGTGCAAGAACGAATGGCCATAAATGATTTGTTGCAAACCGCAACGTCAAAAATAACAACACCAAAGATAAATTCATCATCAAAAACCTATAAGAAAACGGCCAATGATTATGCAGTCGAAAGCAACAAGGCCCTGCAAAACAATCTGTATGCGCTGGAAGTCGAAGCAAAGGTAAAAGGTGAAACTGTAAGCGCACAGGACAGGTATAACGTCTACCTCCAGTCATATATTGACCTGCTCACCAAAACCGAGGGACTCATCAAAGAGGGCTACCCCGTGGAACAGAAGCGGCTTGAACAGCTAGAGGAAGCAAAGAAAGCCCTAGAGGAAGCCGCCGCCGCAGAAAAGAAAGCCGCAGACGAAAAAGCCGCCGCAGAAAAGAAACTCGCCGCTATTATCGAATTGACACGCGCGGCGACCGACGCAATCAACGGCATAAAGCAGGAGCTGACACCAGCAGAAGAAATGCAGAAGCAGATAGACGCTCTGGAAGAACTTAAAAACAAAATCAAAGAAACCAGCGACGAGGAAATAGCGGCGGCACAAGAGGGGCAGGAAAAGCAAATGTCAAAAGCCGAACTTGTAGCCGGACTGCAGGAAGCCGAAAAAGCCCTTGTAAAGGAGAAAGTGGACGCAATCGCCGCAAAAGAACAAAGCTGGTGGGACAAATACGCAAGCTCCCAAAAAGAACTGCTCGAAATGAAACAGGCCGTAAATGACAGCGAAGTTCTAAGCGAAGCAGAAAAATACGAAAAACTCAAAGAACTGGATGAAGCTTACAAACAAAGCAAGGCGGCGCAATATGCGGAACTTTTGGCACAGATACAGGACTACACAGGCCAAGCCGTGGACATTATGAGCCAGGCCTGTGACCTCATGCTGGAAACACAGAAGAACGAAGCGACTGCGGAACAGGCGGAGCTTGAACTGAAATACCGCAAGGGGGAAATTTCAGAAGAAGAGTACCAAGAGAAGCTGACGGAAAGCAAAAAGCAAGCTGCAAGGGAGCAGTATAAAATACAGATGGTACAATGGGCGGCAAGTTTGTTGCAGGCAACGGCGAACATTGCGCAGGGCGTAACACAGGCGATTGCACAAGGCGGCGTTGCGGGACTTATTACGGGAGCCTTGGTTTCAGCGGCGGGCGGGGTTCAGATTGCGTCCATCATTGCCAGCAAGCCCACCCCGCCGAATTTCAGCACGGGCGGAATAATCGGCGGCTCATCGTACCACGGGGACAACATAGCGGCGAACCTCAACAGCCGCGAAATGGTGATGAACCAATCCCAGCAAAAGAGACTGTGGGAGTTCATCAACGGCGGAAGCAATGGACAGGGCGGCGGAGCGAACATCGTAATAAACAACAGCGCGGCTAATCTTGTACGGGCGCAGCCGCAAATCACAAAAGACAAAATCGAATTATTGATTGACGCGCGAGTAAATGACAGCCTTAAAAACGGACGGTATAACACAAGCCTGACTATGGCACAGCAGGGCATGAGCGGGGATTTTTACGGAATCTAAAATAAAGCGAAGCGTAAAGGGGGAAACATGGCTATAAATTGGAGCGCGTACTGCAACGCGGATTTTTACGGACAGGACGGCGGATATAAAGAGAACACCGAAGAAGTGGAGTTCAAGAGCGGGCGCACAATCAAATACTTAAAAAACAGCGCGGCAAAGAAAACACACGCCCTCAACCTTTCATTAAAAGACAAGGGGACGCTCAAAACCGACGGCAAAACGGAGTTTGAGCATTTCCTCTGGTGGTACGAAAACACAGCCAAAAGCGGCACAATCCCGTGCAACTTGACCGACATAATAACGGGCAGCGGTACAAAACAGTATTTAATTAAAGTTGAGGGCTGGACAGGCCAGCGGAACAAAGAAGTGAGCCTAGAACTCGAAGAGGTTTAAAATGAACATCTACAGACAACTGGCAGAGGGCGGCGGCTATAATCTCCCCTTTTTGGTGCATTTATCCAGCCCCGACAACGCCACGCATATTTATTTAATCAACGACAATCAAGATATGCCATTCGGCGGCCATACATACGCGGCAAGTAATTTTACATACACGCCGAACGAAAACGGCGACAGCACTCTAGACATTGAGCTTGTCGGACATGACGACATCATCGACATTTTGGAAGAAAACGAACATTTCAACATTGAGGTAATCGGGATTTTTAATGGCGAAGAGGTTGAGGCAATCGAACAGCATAAACATAAATACGGTGAAGTTACATGGAGTGCCGTAAAATCGGAAATGAAGCTAAATAAAGATGACCGTGGGGAAATGACTTTTCCCGCATTGATTTTCAATTCATACAACAACAAAGGGAATAACTAAAAATGAAATATGACGACTTGCTAAATATCCCGTTTAAGAAGTTCGGGCGCGACAAAAGTGGCTATGACTGCTACGGCGCAGTAATGGAGTGCTGCAAGCGGGCGGGAACACCGCTAAAAGATTTATACGGCGACATTGTAGACCTCCCCGCCGATAGCGTAAATGACTATATAGGCGGGGGATTGAATGTAAAAGAAATAGACGCTCCGAAAGTGGGTGCGCTTGTATATTCAATCTACAAAGGCAATGTTCACGTAGGCTATATCGTAGAACGCGGGAAAGTTTTACACGCCACAATAGACAAGGGAATAAAAATATCTCCATTGGCGGCATTGCACCCCATAGCATATTATGAGGTTGTAAATGAAAGCGACGCTATACAAGGAACTGTCAAACAAAAAGACCCCGATTGAAGTAAAGGCCGGGCAGACAATCAGAGAAGCCCTGCCCGATTTTGACCTTGAAAACGCAATCATTTTAATAAACGGAAAAATCAAGAATCCAGGCTACCGACTGAAAGAAAACGATACCGTTATGATAAGGCTTACCCCCGGCAGTACAACCGCAGTTATGATTACTTTAATTATTGTTGCGGTTGTAGCCGTCGGTGCGGGCGTTGCGGGCGGAATTGCTGCATACAAAGCAAAGCTGGCGGCGGAAAAAGCACAGGAAGAGCTTGAAAAAGTAAAAAGGCTCACAAACAAAAGCGACATCGACAACCGCCCGTTTTTACGGGGTGCGTCTAACACATTGGCAACAGGTAACAGCCAGCCGTATATCATCGGGCGGCATTTTTTCACTCCGTATTTATTGAGCAGCCCATTTTATAAGATTACAGGAACGGACGGCGCGGACGAATACACATATACCGTGCTGGAATGTGGATTCAATCAACAGATAATCCAAAAGCTCGCCATTGACGACATCGTAATAAAATCATTCTCGCAGACATCGCCGCAAGAGGGTGCATTTAATCTCGACACGGGTATTTTCGCAGAGGACGGACTCGTCGAAATTGCACAGGACGGCGCATTATTAACAGAACTGCCCGCCTTGAACTACAAAACCGAATCAAAGGCTTGCAATGATGAAATTCCACACGATAGCGATGTAGTAGCAGGCACACAGAAATATTTGACCTACACGCTCAACCCATACGCCAAAGATGTTGATATTGCTATCACTTTCCCGTATGGCCTTTATGCCATGAATGACGACGGCGACAAAATTGAAACGCAAACGACAATCACACCGCAGTATTCATTGGACGGCGGCAGCACATGGACAGATTTTACATTCGACAACAACGGCACGGCCACAAATACATTTAAGCGCAATGTGTCTACAAAAGAATTGCGCTATGTAGCCCACAAAGATTTTACACTCGCAAACTATAACACATTGTACGCCAACGGGCAGAAATCTATTTATATCAGAATCCGCAACAACGGCAACGCGGGCGACAGCATGATACATAATGATTGCTATGTATTGTATTATCAGAGCGTTTGCTTTGACCCCGACAAAAGCGCGGATGAATTGATACCATGCAAGATTGTAGAGGACAGGGAACGCGCTTTCTGCACCATTTTAGGCTTGAAGCTGAAAGCAACAAAAATAAACGAGGATAAATTAAAGAAAATCAATATCATATCGCACGGCGTAGCCCGCACATGGAACGGCACGGAATGGAGCAGCACGAAAAGCGCAACCCGTAACCCCGCCGCTTGGGTATTGGAAATTGAAACCAGCGACAGCCACCCAGCAAGCAAGTATTTAGATAGCGAAATAGACCTCGACAGCTTCGGCGATTATTACGAATGGTGCGAGCTGAACGGCTACAAGTTCGATTATGTAATCACGCAGAACATGAAAAAAGACGATGTATTAAATTACATCATGGAAGCTACAGGCGCGTGCATCTATACCGATATTTACGGACGGCGCGCCGTTGCATTTGACCACCCGCAGGAAAACGCGCTCGCGGTTTATAACCCGCAGAACATTATAGACATTCAGAATAAAAAGACATTTGGCCGCAGAACCGACGCGCTCCGCATAAAATGGGTAAACAGCAGTGATGATTTATTCCAAGAAGATACATACCTACTTATGCGCGAAGTTGACGGCGTACCTTTGACGCTGAACGAAAACAGTATAATAAAAGATGTAACAATAACAGGAATCACGACCTTTGACCACATCGTCAAATATGCCCGCCGTTTAATGTCCGTTGAGATTTTGCGCCCGAAAACCACCATTATTGAAGTCGGAAACGAGGGTATTTTTTACACCCCGCTGTCAAAGATTTTAATACAGGACGACAGTTTAAAAATTGGAATCGGCAAAGGCTACACAATCCGCGAATGTGTATGGCAAAGCGGATTGTTGAAAAAGATTTACACAAACGAGCTTCTCACATTCGACCCGCAGAAATCCTACGGAATAATCGTTAACTGCTATTCCATCGACGACGGAAAGCCCGTAGCGATTAAGGTAACAGGCACGGGCACAACCGACGAATTAACCGTAATAACACCTATTCGCAGTAGCGCGGCATTTAAGCCCGAAAGCGGTAATATTTTCAGCTTCGGCGAATTAGACACCGACGGCGAGTTTAGCAAAGTAACGAACGAATATTTAATCGGCGACATCAAGCGCAGCGACAAAGGCTTTAATCTTGAATTGGTAAACTACAATGAAGCCATATATGACAGCGGCACAATCCCCGAATATAAAAGCAATATCACCAAAAAGGCGACGGCAGAGAAAAAGGGAATCCCGGCCGACGCGGTAACGCATGAGGAATTATTAGAAACCGTCGCAACCGTGGACGGCACAAAGGCCGCACAGGAAGCGGCAAATGAAGTTGTCCACGGAATCCATTTTACTAATGTACACCGCATTAGAGATATGGAGTTATCGCTCGAAGAAATCCTCGACAGAATCGACAGCGATGCAGCAGAAGCCGCAGCGGGTATATCCGTGTCCGAAGAAGAAATTTTAATGAAGGTCGCGGACACCGAAGCAGAACTTCTCGCCGTTTTGGATATACAGGCCAGCGCAATAACGGCAATGGTACAGGGCGGCGGCGCAACAGGTCAGATGTCGCTATCCCTCGAATTGCCCGTAATGATTGACGCAACCACCCGTGCGCAATTCGTACAGGCCAGCACCGAAGCGAAAGTCGCCGCCGTATATGCGCAGCTAGAGGGTACAAGCGGCGCGGGCATAAGATACGCAATAAAGGGCAACGCAAGCAACGCAGCCGTAAAAGCACTATGGGACGACGCTGTGGCGGGCGCATTGATTGCAAGTCAGATTGATTTAACCGCCACGCAAATCCACATCAACGCGCAGAATGTACAGATTGACGGCGAAACAATCATCAGTAACGCAAAAAAAATAAAAGCGGCTTTAATTGAAGTAGATGAACTTTTATCGCAAAATATAACACTGAAACAGAGTGGATATATTAAGAGTTCAAACTATGCGGAATCGGACGGCTACCCGACAGCGGGTTTTATGCTGGACTGCGCAAACAATATTATCAAGGCGTATCAACTTCAAGCCGTGGGAGGGGTTTTTAAGGAAGGCATTTTTGAAGGGCTAGTTCAATGTGGAGTTTTCAACGTAACAAAAAGAACGATACAAACTAATATTTTATATTACAACACCGACCAAAAGTCAGACTTTGAAAGCTATTATAACGGAACATGGGGACTTGAGTATAGCTATACGGGTTCTGTTGCCGCATTATATGGAGATAACTCTTATATTAGAATTGGGGAAAACAGATACAGGAATATAGATATTCATATATATAACAAAAGAGCCATAGACATTAGTTTTTACGCTTATAATGATGTGAATAATAAAATACTAATATATGAAGCGTACGGTTCTGCCGCGTTAGAATCGGATATGTATTATCCATACTGGATAGAATACTATCAAGAAAACGCCCTAATAGCAGAATTTGCCAATCTGCCAACTTTTGACCCCCACATATTAGGAATAGTATGGAATCAGGACGGGAGCCTCAAAGTATCGGCAGGGTAATATATTTTAATTATTGAATATCTTTAAAACGAACCTCCCGGATGCGACCCGTACGAAGAATCATATCATTTAGGTAATCTTTTATTTCGGTTTTTACAGCTTCATTTACCGGGGAAAAATCGGCGGCGTTTTTTTGGGCGATGAAAACCTTTAGATAATCCTTGATTATAAAATCATAGCTGGCTATTTCCGACGGCGTAGTTGTATCATCGGGTTTATATCCGAAAGAAACGGAGAGCGAAACCGCTACGCCGTCCGCAGTTTTATTTTCAACGGTAAACTCTTCCGTCCACGAATAAACATCACCAGATGTTTTGTAGTAATCAGCTACCTCAAATTCATACGGTATATCATCGAACTTGACCGAATAACGCCCCTTTGAGCATTTTGCCTTTAATTCAATCGGCTTTACAGAATAATAATCATAGCGCGAGCCGTCTTTTTTTGCGAAATCGAATAATTCCAAACGGTCGCCGTCTATTGGTAAATCGGCGGTATAAAAATAAACGCCGTTCAAAGTCCATTCGATATTTTTTATTCCCGCACCAGTATTATTATTTACCCAGTAAAACACCTGCGGGACATTAAAATCTTTTGAGTTATTTTCTACGCTGATATTGAGATTTTGAGCCGAGCAGGAAACAAACTGAACGGTAAAGCAGACCAAAAAAGCCGCAAACAAGGATTTGCTTTTCACTTCTACCCCCCCCCCACTTATGTATAGTACATTTATGAGGGTTGATATAATTTAAGATTTGAATGATTCATTATACCACGAAACGCTAGAAAATCAACTTGTTTCTAACCCGCGCGGATTGTAGCCCGCCCGCTATGCGTGTCGGTGTAGAAATAGCGGTAAATCAATTCTTTCTCGACAATCGACATTTGGTCGCCTACGCAATCAGTTATCGGCTCGGCTAATTCTACATCGTAGTATCTGCCGTCCATGTAAGCTCGTAGCCCGAAATTTTCAGACAGGCATAGAATAAAACGAACGCAGGAAGCATATTTAGCAATCAGTTTGAAAGAATAGCCGTGATAAATAAAATGCCCGTCCGCATGGGTTTTCTTTTCTGCGCGTACCGAAAACAGGTAATCAAAATCAACATCGGCGGCGGGCGGTGCTTTCCAGTGTAGGGCTTCATCTTGCGCGGGAACGGAAAAACGGGCGTTAAACCCGTCAATAAATCCATTTAAAAAAGCGTTCGCCTTTTCGATTGTATCAATATGCAGGAATCGGAAAATATAAGGAAGCCGTCCCTGCAAAGTTTGCCACAATCGTTCTATGCGCCCTTTGGCTTGCGGGGAGTATGCGGCAATCAATTCTATTTGCAATTCGCGACAAGTTTTTTGCCATTGCGTTTCAGATTTTTCCGCGCCCGCTAATTGCTCTTCCAGCGTAGCCCCGCGCGTAGTAAAAAAGCATTGCGCACGGTCGGAATAAATGGCGCACGGCAACAGGCCGCCCGTCCGTATAAATATCTGCCAAAGAAGCTGGTAATATCCTAAAAGACATTCATTCACGCAGAAATACAGGGCAACTACTTTATGGGTAGCATCATCTATCGCACCATGCAGGGTGACTTTTTGCCCGTTCATAAACCAATCATGCAGGGAAGCGTCAATCTGAATCAAATCGCCCTCATTCGGGCGTTCATCGCGCGGCAGATGTTTCTTTTTTTCACGCACAGGAATACGGGCGCGTGGCGACACAATGCCAGCCGAAGAAAGAGCTGTGTAAAAAGTCGTATACGACGGCAGGACGGGATAATGCAGATAATCCGCGCAATCATCCCGGAACGAAGCGAACGGCGTGCCATCAAACTTTTTATAATCGGCGGCGATTTTTTCCCAATCATATTTTTTATTTTTCGGCTTGCGCCCAGTATTGCCGTGAATCCATATAGCGTCGCCATATTGCACCCACCGAGATTTTAGTCGCCAAACCGAAACGGGGCGAATCCCGATTAAACGCGCACACTCCCGCTCGCTAATTTCCCCACGCGCAAACATCGGAATATAACGCATTTTTAATTTTTGTAACTCGTAATTCATGGTCTGACAATCGGACACGACACGGGGAACCTTTAGCACATCGGGAAAATATGCGATTTTCCGCAATCGTAATTATTTATTATATATAGATTTACTGCAATCAATTATTTTGTTATACAAAATCTGCATTTGCATAATTTGCATAACGCTTGTATACAAATGCTATTTTTGCAGACAAGGCAAATACAAAGTAGATTTTTGCACTATGTATATGATTATGTATTTGTATATGATTATGTATTTGTATTTGATTATGTATTTGTATTTGAATATGATTACAGTAGTAATATATAAAGAGTATGCGCCCAGCGCATAAGCGCGTAAACGCTCCGCCCTTTTTTGGAAAAATCAGCAATCGGCATTTTTCCAAAAAAACTTTAATTTTTGCGCTTGACTTTTCGGCGGGCTGGGATTATATTTGAACCATACCCACCGACTACTTAATCACTCCATTGTTGACATTATCAACAACAGGCGAAAAAGTAGCCACGGGTTCAAAAACGA